AGTGGCAAGAGTTGGGCGTTCACAAACGGCGGCAACGGCTTACTCATATCGCCTAGTGCTGGTGGCATGGCGGCGAGTTACATCGGCGGTTATGACCACAACCAACACTTCACACAGGCTGGGCTAACCGTTGATGGCGGTACATCGCTCACGAGCAATTATGACGGTGGCGACCTTACCATTAAGGCTGGCACTGGAACAGGTACAGGCTCAAACGGTAATTTATACATAATAGACATTCCAACATCAGACCCAGTGGTTGCAGGGGCTATTTGGGATGACAACGGAACACTGAAAAGATCAGCAGGATAAAACATGGCAAATCTACCAGCACCAAAAGTAATACAAACCACCATTTACTCTCAATTTGTTTATCACTTTGAGATTGACGTTGAAAACATGCGTATTAAAACGTCAGCTTATGACCGCGACGAAAACGGAGACAGAATTGACTCTACCGTTAGACACGGTGAGTGGATAGAAATGATGAATGGCGCGTCCCCAAATCTACCACAAGACAAGTGGGCCGTGTTCGCTGATGCAATGCCTTTAGTTACCGATTTAGCAATCGCTTACGGCAAGCTATCAGGCGTTATAGATGAGGATGCGACCGTTTAATGAGTTTGTGTACGGTTCCTAATAAGAGTCCGCCTAGGCTGATTTAGAATGAAAGATTTGATGGCAAGGATGCTAAAAAAATTCAAGGAAGTTCCGGTGGTCTCATTGCAGCGCATTCTTGAGGATGGTGTAACTGTTGGTCTATTGACCCTACCTTCCCAGAATAAGCTATTCACAATTGAACTGCCTTGGAGGGGAAACTCCGAGAATGTTAGCTGCATTCCATCTGGTGAATATATTTGCCGAAAAAGAATGTACAACGAGAAGGGGTACATGACCTTTGAGGTTACAGGTGTCGATGGCCGAACTTACATTCTATTTCATATAGGGAACTTTGAGCGAAACACTGAGGGTTGCATTCTGATAAACGACATGATTGGCGCAGACCACGACCAGCTACGCGGGGTGACTTCGGGCCAAGCATTTAGAGAGTTCTGGACTGAAATGAAAGTTTATGACGAGTTTAAATTAAAGATTACAGAGGTTCCAAAATCATGAACATTATAAAGCAGATTCTCGCCAATCGGTTGGCGCAAATGGCGGCTGTAGCTCTATTAAGTATAGCTATAGTCGGGGGATACGGGTATTGGCAAAGGTTAGCTATCACGGCTGAATTGAATACAACTATAGAAGCTTTGGAGAACCAAGCGAACGCCAAAACAGAATCAAGAGAGCAGTACATCAAGGAAGATAGGGAGGCAGAGAATGCGATTAAAAATTCGATTGAAGACGGCAGCGTTAAGAGTTTTGTTGATTATTGGAATAGCTCTAATTAGTACAGGATGCGCCCCAAAAACACAAAGCTTGGACTTCAGACCCAATCTGCCAAGGGTTGACTACGTTCTCCCAAGTGATCCGAAAGCAGAGGATTACTGGCGAATCATGGTCGGCTTGAGAAAAGAGAGAAACGCTTGCTATGACGATCTAGGCAGGCTTGAAATAGCACATAAACAAATAAACAGTAAGTGGTGGGAATTTTGGAAATAATTATATTGGTGGTAGCTGCTTTATTTTTGGGGGAAGTGGTTGGGTGGGCCAAGGATCGCTTTGAGCGTAAAAAGTTCAATATGGACGCTGCAGTTAAAAACGAAGATTCTCCTATCAGCTCAATTCCGGATATGTCAGAGGGCCATTGGATATATCTAGATGATTTAGTATTGGATCTTAATAGTCAAAAGGGCGGCGACACTAACGCTCCTCAGGATCTTCTTGCCGTTTTAGCGATGGGGGTCTCTAAGCTTGGCAAAAAGCCAAAATTCATTGGCGTAACATGCACAAAGAACGGTGTTGATAAGGCCGAGACTGTTAAGATAATGAAAGCCACCGCACTCAATGTTCCGGTCTATCAAGGCAATAGCGAATACAGCGATGGCGAATCGGAGCTGGGTATTAAGATTGTTGAGGAGTCCCAGAAAGGCAAGCTCACAGTTATTATGGGGGGTCCCGCTGGAGATCTAGCGTGGGCTTTAAATCACCCAGACTGTCATCACTGGAACATCACCCTGTTTGCGTTGATGCGAAACACTTGGAATGCTGAAGGCTCAGAATCAATGCCTCATTATAAAAGAGAGTGGATGGAGGAGACAGCAAGATATGTCGCGCAAAAACTTTCGGGTCGAATTACTGAAATAGAGAAGCCTGATTATTATCATCTTATCAAACGCAAGAACCTTCCTGCGTCATTTCAAGACACCGGCGCTTTCATTGAGCGTAACAGGGTCTTTAAGGCTTGGGACATTGCCAACAGTAATCATGTGCTGGCCAACAACCGGAAATACAACGCAGGAATTAATGGCAACACCGGATCATTAAGGATCGCTGACGTTCTGGCAATGGCTGAGTATTGCGGGATAAGATGGCATGACGCTGGTGCAATCATGTCGGCAATTCAGCATGGTCTCGACATCCTTCAAAACAGAATTGAAATGGGTGCGGTGGATAATATTGATTATTCGGTTCCACCTCCCCCACCAGAGGTTGATCGAACGCCTATTGATCGCTCCACCTTTAATCCTGCCACAGCCAAACCATACGGCACTGGCACAAACGTCATGGATTTTAATCAATCAGGGCGTATCACATTCTCTACTATTGGGGAAAGGTCTTATATCTCAGATCACACTAAGGACGGCGTATGGAAGCGTAGCAAGGAATATCAGGCAGGCAGATATATTGACGGCAATGATTGTTTTGTCAGTTATAAGCGATCCAAGTCTCAGTGGTACGTCTGGCCTATTGAGTACAGCCTTCGCGGAGAAAGGAGCCGGCCTAAAGGAGCATCCAGCATACCTTGGGTTCTCGATGGCGACCCGATTGGAATAATGTCTTGCACTAATGCAAGAGACGGTCAATGGAACGCTAAGGGGCAGTCCAGAGAGCGAACCAATATAGCTTGGCATACAGCGTAGTGCAATTTCGTGCAGGCTTTAAGGTAAGTTTTACTTACTATACCTGAATGGGAATATCGCTAAAAAGAGCCAACTTATTAGCTGGCGCGTGGGACGAATCATCCTCGTTAAAGGACGCTCATAAAAAGGCTGGGATACCTGCCGGTGATGAGCGAACTATGAGAAGGAACCGGCGCTGGACTGAGGATCTTCTTGGCATCGAGCTGGCGGCACATAACGATAAGTATTCAACACATAAGAATATTGAATGTCCGTCATCGCTAGACATTAGAGAGGCAAGGAAGTGTAAGGATTTTGTTATCACCTCCTTGACTAACAATTCTCCGGTCATTAAACCGTTCTTAGCCGCTCTCAAGAAGTTCATTGAAGCTAGGAATGGTCAGCTTCTGGTAATTCCTGTTCGGTACCAGAATCCGAACGCAATGCACACGACTAAAGGTTACTTCTGGGACAGTGCAATTTACCCTTACGCGCTCACCGAAGATCTTAGCTTAGGCAAGAACTTGATGGTTAGTGCTGTTCGTCTTAATGCAACTAGCGTTAATCCGTTATCGGGCAAGCAGGCTCTAGGCGGACACAAGAGTGTCGTGTATGGACACCCTCAACTGGCAATGGAGCTGGTAGGCACACCAAAGGACGAAATGCCCAAGGTGATGATGACTACTGGATCATGCAATAGGTCTCAATACACCTCGTCTGACGTTGGAGGCAAGGCTAACTTTTATCATACCGTTTACGCCGTATACATAAAGCGGGTCGGGGATCTATTCCATCACACTCAATTAGGTTGGGATGGTGACGGCTTTCACTTTCTGGATGAATACTGGACAGAGGATGGTAAGTCGGATGGTCAGGCAGATATCGTTCATGGGGATTCGCATGTTAGTCATGAGATACCCAAGATCACCAAGAGCAAGTTAAGGTTGATAGATAGGGTTAATCCTGAGACGCAGGTTTGGCACGATTTACACAATCAAGAAATAGGAAGCCATCACTCAACGCTGAGAGAAAGGGCTGAGCAAGCATTACTTGGCAAGGTAAGTGTTGAAAAAGAGGTGCGGTTATCAATCGATTACATTGAGCGGTTGGGAAAAGACACTGAAAACCTTATCGTCGGAAGCAATCATAATGACCACCTCGACCAATGGTGGATGAGATTCAACCCAAAAGAAGATCCATACAACATAAAGTTTCACGGCTGGCTTAGTTATAAAATGCTGGGAACGTCTCTAAGCGCATTAGAGGTGTGTTTCGGTGAATGGGGATGCAATGCTAGCCACAAGTTTTTAAGCCGCAACAGTCGCCACACACTTCACGGAATAGACATATCACAGCATGGTGATAAGGGTCAGAACGGCAGCAGAGGGAGCGCGAAAGGATTAGCTAAGACTCAGAGCAAAACTATCATCGGTCACAGCCATACACCCTGTATTGAGAAGGGGTGCTGGCAGATGGGTACAAGCACTGATTTAATGGAGTACGCTCAGGGATACAGCACATGGATGCTGACTGATTGTCTCGTCTTCCCGAACGGCAAACGAGCACTAATCAATCATATTAATGGTAAGACTTTAGCGGACTATCCGTAACCTCACTCAAACTCTCGGTAGTAGTAATTACCATCACTGGCAGTATAGAGATTTACTGAGTAAAGGCCGTCTGAGCACTCTTCGCCAAAAGGCGTCTCAATGTCGGCCACGCTGTTAAAGAAAATGCGCCTATTGCAGTCACAAGAGTTGTTGTTGTCAGACCAGTTGAATGTATATATCTCAGCGTCACCTTCAAATATCGGCTCATCTGTTCTGTAAAGACGCACCTCACCTGTCGAGTTCCTGCGTATCTCAGCGACACACTTAACCAGCGTATACTTATCATTCATGGTGTTTCCGCGGACCGGCTTGAGCATCTTTTGTCTAAATTTAATTTCAGGACTCATTGCAACAACCTTCGAATCTCATTTCTCGCATTATCAACGCTTCCGTTGACCACCGGACACGATTTCTGGATATCAATGCTGGGCAACTCTTCACCACCCATCTTAGTGTTAACCCACCCCATAGCCTGACCTTCAGTTTCGAAATCTGCGTTAACCAGCAGCATGCTCTTATTCATGACCGCCCAAGTGTCTGTTGTACTATCGAGCATGATGTAATGTTCTTTGTATTGTTTCAATTGATTTCACCGTAATTTAATTGAGTTGATAACTTTAATACTCGTCTAGCCGGCTTCCTGCACTTTCTTGGCCAGCCTAGCCCTATATAGTTTAGCCTGCCTCTCCCTGTGTTGCTCCGGAGTGCGGTAATCAGGTTCGGGCTCACCACGCTCAGCACGAAGCTTGGCTCTGGATTTCTGTTTAGCGATCCGCAGGTATTCTCTACGCTCGGCCTCTGATTGCTTAGACATTTCTATCTCCCTCCATTTTGTTTATGTAGGCAACGGCGTCTCGCTTAAGGCGAAACCCGTGAACCAAATGCGGCACTCCGTCAATTATTTTGTAAAGCGTCCATTTATGTGAGTTTGGCAGACCAGTTGACTGCTGCGGATGATCCACTTTTTCAATTTCATAATATTCACTATCGTTCTTAATCATCACTTGTACCACTCAGGTAGGCCGTAAGCGCACTCAACGGTTGGGCATTCAACAAGCTTTCCAGACCTAATAAGCTCCACCATATCTTTCGCAATATCCTCATCCTCAACCTTGAGCCGCAGAGAAACAAACCCCATTGAGCAAGCCCCAGCGGACTCCCTAATCACTCTCATAATATGTGCTTTCATTTTGTTTCGTCCGTTAATGTAGTGGTTTCACGAGCATTCCATTTATCTGACAAATATTCTGCCGCATCCCGAAAGCCGATCTGAATTGCTTCCTTTTGGTTCTTGCCAAAACTATCGTGCATTTTAAGCGGTTTATTTTCTGACACCATGTACCAAATAAGCCATTCCTTATCGCTGGCATCGGTCTTGCCGATCCAGAAAAGTGGCTCGGCTGGTTTGTGCGAAAGCTCGACTGATAACCAGTCTGTTACGGGTCTTGATATTCCATGCTCAACTCGAGCGTGATCTGGCAGATCGACTCGATGAATTGCTAGGTGATGCTTTGAAGAAGGAACTTCTAATGTAATCTGTCTCATTTTATTTCACCGTTTTGTTCGTAACTGCTTTATTGCAACCACAACTTATTCTCCCACATTCCCTTCAACCTGTCAACAATTGATGCAAAATATTAGTTTGGTTGCCATTACAACTCACCCCAATCAACGCCACTCCCATCACATTCGCAGGTTTCGGCGGTGCATCTTTTGATGGATGGGGAATGTTTCAAAAAATCAGAAACATTCAAAAAGTTTTTTGAGTGAGCACCCTCGTAATTAAAGCCCTTCTTTAAAAGCACCTCGTACTTGTAGTCGTCATAACCTCGACTTCCGCCGTCAATAAGGTAGGTCTCATGGAAGTGGACTGAGTGGACAAGTGGATGCCTGTCGATTGTCGCTGATGCTGGTTTGTAATTACTCATTCTGTTTCACCGTTTTTTTGAGATCGCTTTATTGCAACCACAACTTATTCTCCCACATTCCCTTCAACCTGTCAACAATTAATTGATTTATTGAGTAATGAATATTGTTACATCACTTAAGGACTGGCTAAGGATTAGCCCACCATCGGCGGTGACCAGATTCCATTCTTCAGTGTATCTGCCTTGGCGTATCGATACGATGCTCTTCCACCGCCCTCCTATCGTTTGAACAGGCTTGGCCTCGTTAAGTAGCTGAGAGTAATTATATCCGTGCCTAGTTTTTTGCTTAACCATATTATTATTTTCCGCCTTCATGCTTTCTCCAAAAATTTAGTGTCACTTCCGTGCTCAATGGTTCTTAGTGTTGGGTTGTATTTGATCTGACCCATGTCCGGATAGTTGCCGTTGTTCATGGCTGTTTTGTTTCAACAAAGAGAGTGTCTCATATCGCCTTCAACCTGTCAACAGTTAATGCAAAATAAAAGCATGCCATACGGGGGGTGACATGCTTTAGGCTACCATTGGTATTGCCAAGTCGAGATATCCCGCTATAACACCACTATAGGCTGTATTAAGCGGGTTAAATCGACCCAGCGTAAGCTACGGCTAGGACAGCAAGCAAAAACAATGCTGCGCTGGCCCAATCTTCTGAGGTTTCCATGAAATTGATCCGGTAAGTTGAAGGATCAAGCATTGTAAGTATTGCTTACTGCCAGTCCAATGCTTTGTTCTCATGGCTGGTATGGTTCTGGGTTATGGACACCGTTTTTCAGAAACCTCCGTCACGTTAAGGTTCCGTATAATGATTGTGTGGTCTACATCTGCATTACTGTATGAATAAATCGTATCTCCTTCCAGCAAGAACAATTCGGCCTCGCCTCTAAAAGCCCTGATATAAACGTAGCTATCCTCAGGAGGAGTGCCAACGGTCACAGAGTAATATTGTATATAAGGCGTGACCGTAATCTCCTGTGCTGACTTGCCGCTCCCCACTAGGACGCTCATCGATTCAGTTTGATTCGAAACAAGCTTGGCCTTGAATGTTATTTGGTATGTTTGATCACCCTTCGCGGTGACGGTAGTTTCTGAGATCCCACCCAAGAACGTGTCTGTTTGCTCGGGGCTCAATTTAAGCGCGAAAGCTGGTTGTGCTGAGCATGAGGCCATAATGGTTAAAGTGGCGGCGATTATTAGTTTTTTCATGTGAGTCCTTTGGGTTAGTTGATAGAATGTTATAGTAATCTAAACTAACATCTAATGCAAGCTAGACTTACCTTTATAGAAAGAGATAGCCCATCATAGCGGACTAAATCAAAATAAGATAATAAAAACAATGACTTAAGTGTTACGCACCGCCCTTTCACGGCGGTAACAGGGGTTCGAATCCCCTTGGGGACGCCAACTAAAAAAGCCTTAACTTTCAACGAGTTAGGGCTTTTTTAATGGGTGTTTGGCCGATCACTTGGCCGATCTTCTGTTGGGTTAAATGTGCCTATTTAGGGGTATTTAGGGGTATGTTTAGCACATGTTAGCACACGCATGATCTGACAGAGATAGGTGGGAACGGGAGTCAATCTCACAAATAGACATGCCGTAAACTCTTGGTGGATCTGCTTTCGTTGCTACTTCGAATAATTCCATTATGTCAGCCGACATTGCGCCCATTAACTCTGACGATTCCTGCTGCCCAATGTATACGATGGTTGCTGACGGTTCGTTTTTTCTTTTTCGCGCATGCACTTCCTCCGCAATCCTATCGAGGATAGTTTTATTCATAATGATAATGCTCCTGTGTCAACTTTGCGCGGCATGTGATGTGCGTATCGTTGGGTTGTTGTTAGGCTGGAATGCCCAGCCCAATGCTGAATTTCTACTGCTGAGAACTTTCCGGACATGAAGAGGTGGCTGATAAAAGTGTGTCTAAGGCTGTGAAGAGAGCCTCCACCGACTTCTGACCGAAGAAGATCGTTCCTGAAAGCACGACTGACGGACTTGGGGTGTGAGCTGAACAATCTTTCCTCAACTCCATCAAGGGCCACTCTGGCACCGTCAAACAAAGGGATTTCTCGCCAAAGTCCAGACTTGGTACGCGCACCTTCGGTGCTGATAATGTGTATGGAGTTTTCTTTGACATCTCTGCTCTTCCTGAAATTGATTGCTTCGCCTAAACGAATTCCGGTGTTAGCCATGAACTTCCATTGGCAAGGGAACTGGTAGGCCGCATCGTAAATCTTGACCAGCTCCTCCACACTGTAGAAATGTGGGGGCTTGCTGTTGCTGTCTTTTGGAGGCTTAATGTGTGATATGGGGTTCTCTGCAATAACCTCCCATTCGACTGCACGATTAAGCATGGCTTTAAGAGTTCGGAACTCTTTAAGGTACGTTCCGGTGGCAGCTTGCCTTCGTGTAAGTTGATAATCTTTGACCAGCCTTCCTCCGATATCCGAGAGAACTCTGTCTCCAAAGAATGGCGCAAGGTGGCTAATGATAATCTGTCTGCATCGCTCAAGACTTGCGGGGTATTGCTCTGAATACCAGTCCAGATATTCGGCTGCGTAATAGTCGAAATATGGTGCGCTATTAATGTTAGGTTCACTTAGTTCAAGCTCCTTTGAGTAACGGGCTTTCTCGGCTTCTGCTTTCGCCACCCTGCCAAGGGATCTACGATATTGCTTGCCACCTTCCGACCAGTTGAGAACCCACGATTCACCTCTTTTGGTAATGGTTGACATCCGGCCTCGATTGCATTTATCAGTTCAGCTTTAACGTACAACATGTTACCGCCCACTTTTCTTCCAGTCAATCGATTCTCATTGGCCCATGCAATAAATGACCCGCGATCCTTCTTACAGGCATAGGTCATAGCGTCAGTTTGTGTCAGGTAAGGTGATGTCACGGGATAACCCCATACCTCTTTTTATCTACCCACCAATAACCATTTGATATGTTTTCATATCCACAGCGTTTACACGTAGGTATTCTTGAACCACCATGTATATTTGTTGTGTAAATATTCTCTAAATCATGTTTAATGTGCCATCGGCAACAAAAGTCTTTTAGCCAGATTTTAATTATACTCACTCGCTCACCTCACCCTTAGCCTTGATTGCTTTTGCTTGTTCCAATAAGTCCTCGGATAAATCTAGCCTTATCTCTGCCGCAGTAAATAAAGACGTTCCTTGCGCGTTTATGTAGGTTCGGTGAAGCTCGTTCATTGATTCCTCAATCATCGCAATGATTTCATCTGCTACGTCGGTGCGAGTGTTCCATGCTTCCACATGGTCACCTCTGTCGCTGTATCCAGAATGCGCGCCACAATTATCACAACCAACTCTGTACGCTGGGTGAATGATTGTCCTAGAGTCGTGCCATACCTCAAGGGATTCAGTATCACCACAAAAAGGACACGGCTTTAGTTTTGTTTCGCTCATTCCATCACCTTTATGAGTTCCTGAGCCTTGTGCTCTAGTAATCAATGCTTGTCGAAAAAACAATATCGATACCTTCATCAAACTCTTCGCCGCCAGTAACTTCCAGCAGACAGTCTGACTCAACGTGATAATCCCAGTACCCTGATATCTCAGCGGCTTCCTGAATATCGTCAGCCTCAATTTTATCGAGAGCGATTCCGTCCACTATCTTGTAAAAAAATTCCATTTTAATTCTCGTTATCTTGTTTGATCCGGTCAGGTTATCCACTGACCGGCCTTGAGGAGTTGTTTTCTCAGAACGGGATATCGTCATCAAAGTCATTCGTTGGCGGGGCTGCTTGGGCTGGCTTTGTGGCTCCCTGTGAACGCTGTGGTGCTCCATTAGAAGATCCATCACCGCGACCACCCAACATTTGCATTTCGTTAGCCACAACCTCTGTCGAATAACGGTCATTACCGCTCTGGTCTTGCCATTTGCGCGTTTGCAGCTTGCCTTCGATGTAAACCTGAGATCCTTTTTTCAGGTACTCCCCTGCAATCTCTCCAAGCCGGTTGAACATTACAACCCTGTGCCACTCAACTCTCTCCTGCTGTTCGCCGGTATTCTTATCCTTCCAGCTTTCAGTTGTTGCTATGCTTATATTTGCTATAGCGGACCCGTTAGCTGAATGTTTGATCTCTGGATCATTCCCAAGATTTCCCACCAAAATTACTTTATTTATGCCTCTAGCCATTACTTGTATTCCTTTTCTTGTGTTGCTGTTTCGTTAAATTCAATAATACGTTTTTGGTGTTTCCGGACTGCACTAAACCTCGCTCATCTGCTCCACGTATAGCCAGTTCTCTATGTCTTCGTTACTCATGCTCACTCCGTTCAAAATTCATGCAAATGTCTTATGTTCGTGTTTCATTGCTTTACGCTAGAGTTATGTATCAATTAAGCGATACGTTTAGCGTTAAGTGTGCGGGGGTAGGCGTACATCGCCTGATCATCAGGTATTTCGATTATTGCTAATTCTTGATTGCTCATAACGACTCCCCAATATTTATGTAAACACCGTTGTTTATCTCGTCCTTGGCAGACAAGACCAGATCCTTAAAGTCTTCCAAGCGATCATCGAGAAGAGTGAACTCTTCCTGTAAATCTTTTGCCCACAACCTCACGACAAATAATCTTTTGCCTTCTGGGTATGAAGAGCAGTAACTAATGAAATCAATCCACTCCCGTCCAGTAAAATGTAGGTTCCCGATCAACTGCCATTTGTATGCTGAATCGTAAGACTGCTTTCGGACTCGCTCACGATGAACCGAAGGGATTGCTGACTTGATTTCAATCACGCCGTCATCACCAACAAGGCCGTCTGGACTACACCCAACAAACTCGTTGCAGAAGAACCCACCGTTATCAACGCTACAGAAGGTGTCTTTCTCGTACAGAGCTCTAGCGTATGGCTCTTCAGCGTGTCCCCGCTCCATGTCGCCACTACTGTAGTTGCTGGCAATCGCGGTACCTGTAATCTGCTCCAAAGCAATATCACCGGCATATTTCATTGCGCTGTCTGCAAAAGATCCTTTCACCGTTTTAGCCATAAGCTCTTGGATGTGAGCCTCTGCATCGACCTTGAATTCAAAACGGGCTTTCAGCGCGGACTTGGTTTTATTGTTTGTTACAGCAAACTCAGTCTTGCCTAAAGCCACCACTGAGTAATCTCGGCTACTCGCCATGATCTTGTTGCCGTTTGAGCTTGTGTACCTTGATCCGCGCATTGCGTACCAAAGCTCTTCGTTTTGAATTATGTCGTGGAACATGAAGCCGTTTTTAAGCACGACTCCGCCATCAACTTGGCTGTTGGTATGGTTCATTTTTTCGTCTCCTCTTTTTTGGCCTGATCGATAATCAACTTCTGGTTAGCAGAGGAAATGCGGACATGAATTAATACTTTTTTCAGGTTCTTGTCACGCTTATAAGCCGTGATCGCTTGATTCCACTTAGCTGTGTTGCTTGGCAGTAGCTCTGGCAACTCAACAACTGGAGCCTCTGGACTGATACGCAGACCATCACGCACATCACGACCGAACTTGACATTTTTCTCAACGTAAATAGCGATCTTTAGCCCAGCCCAATCCTCAAGGAAATGAGAGTCTGAAAGGTTTCGCATTATCTGAGAGTTGCCAGCGTTCAGGATCATTGGCTTTAACGGCTCTCCAGAGCGAATCTCTTTTTCTTTGAAGTGGATCGTGTTGAATGACTCTTTTGACTGCTTACTCTGGTCTATCAGAAGTTCAGCCTTTGACACCGTTAAGACTGTCGGCCCGACAATATCGGCACTGGACAGGTAGGGTGAGTTGAACGCTTTTCGGTAGTGAGTCTTGCCACTTTCGCTTGGTTGTTGCATTTTAAATCCTCTAATTAATACTTTGTTTAGATTGATGACAAGGCCATGATTACCAGTACAGCAATAGCTAGAACAACTACGTCAAAAACGGTTGTAGACCTTCTTGGTTGATGCCGCCTTACTTTATGTGGCGGTGAGTAAACTGCTCCTCTAATCATAGTGTCTGCCCCTGTATTGAAACTGCACTACCAATCTTCTCGACTTGGCTTGATGTAAATAGGTGGCGACGACCTAATGGCTGAGTACCGCAAAAACGCGGATTTGGGAACTCAACAAGATAGTTCCACTTACGCAACTCTGTTAATCTCGGGTGGTGTTTAATCACTTCTGCGATGTCCCCAGTCTTGAATCGACCAGCTAGGCAGTCCGGACTTGTAATTCTTACTTGCATAATTAAATACCGTTGTTAGTTTGGGTTGATTCCCAATAGGTAAGTAATACTATCACAAGAATATGAGAAAGTATAACTATCTTACGTAAGTAATTAATAATTACTTACGGGGGGTTGACGATACCGATTGATGCGAGTACGGTGCTGACTTTCAGTAAAACTTAAAGTGGTAAAATATGAAGGTAGTTCGAAACGCTGTCTCAAAAGCAGACCTAAGAATAGTCTCTGGAGCCGTAAAGCCCAAGAGCAGAACTCAGGGCGATATAGACGCGCTGTTGAAAATAAAGATGGCTGTCGCTGGTATTGCCGATGCCAGTCTTAGGGCTAGCTTGGAGGAATCACTTAACCCAATCGGGACTCAGTGGTTGATCCTTGCGATGCAGGCGCTTTAGTGCTGGCGGTGAACTCAAGAAACGCAATTATCGCGGCCTGTTTGGTCGGACTGCATAGCCGGAAAGTGACAATCAACGCTTCCTCGGCAGGGCTTAGTTTAGAGTTGCTGCCTACAGCCCAAGCATCGTTAAGTCCGCTCTCATCTGACAAAAGCCAGTCCCTCGGGGCTCCTGTCATTTTGCACAGAATGTTAATCTCGCGGATTTGGGGAGCGGTTCTTCGAGTTGGATTGCTCGACTCCCATAAAGTCACAGCGTTCCTAGTTAGGCCGCAAGCCTTGGCTATATCTCCCTGTGTTAGACCGGACCTTGCTCGTGCCTCTTTAATCTTTTGATGTAACTTAGACATGGCTATGCTCCTTTTTTAAAAGTAAGTCTTGCTGTCATCGCGAATGTAAGTTATTATTACTTCGTTGACGCAAATAGCGTTTTAATTTGATATATAAAACGTGATTCATTTGGGTTCTTTGACCTATTTGAATCAATGTATAAATTTGATTGCTAAGGTAAGAGTTGCATACTAAGGCAATTTTTGCAAGCCTTAACAGGGCGAAACAACTCTAGAAGGAAGCTTCATGAAATCAAAAGTAGTCAGTTACGGGACCATAGATTGTGCAATTTGGACGCATCCGGCGTTTAGAAATCTTAGTGATGATGCAAAGTTAGTGTTTGTCTATCTTAAGACATGCAAGCACCAGAACATGATCGGATCTTTCCATTGCCCTGACGCATATATTGTCAGCGATCTAGGCTGGGATGATTTTGCCAGACTTAAGAAGGCAAAGGCAGAACTAAGCCGTCCTGATGATCCCGATAAAAGTTTCTGTCTGTTCTGTCAGGACACCCAATACGTCTACCTAAACAAACATTTAGATAAATTCCCAGTCTACGACATTAATCGGATTAAGGGTTCAGTGAACATTATGGTGGAAATGCCGAGGGTGTGCAGATTCACCGCAAGACTGGCAGATAGAATGATTTCAATCATACTTGATTACGAGGTGTCGCTCTTGAATAAAGAAGGCATGGACTCTGATAAGCGACAGAAGGTAATGGAGGAAATAAAGGGCTTGCAAGGGGCTTGCGAGGGGCTTACAACCCCCTCCGAACAACCTCCGAAGACCCTCGGAAGTAATACAGCTACAGCTACAGCTACAGCTACAGCTACAGCTACAGCTCAAAACCTTCCCTCTCCAATGGATGCCATAATAACTAAACAGAACTCCTTACCCCAAGGAGAACCATTCCAATGAAAAACATTACTCCAAGGGGATATCAAACACAGACCGTTACCAACGCAAGAGAATCCATTGGTAAGGGCTTTAGGAAGATTATTGTTCAGCTTGCAACCGGTGGCGGTAAGACCGTGATAGCAATGATGATGATATTTGGGTCTCTAGCAAAAAACAAAAGGGTTGTTTTCTTGGCCCCTAGACGAGAGCTTATCTATCAAGCCCACAAGGTATTCTCTGCCAACGGTATCGCTGCAGGCATGATAATGGCGGGAGAGCGAATCTGGCCGTCACGATGCCAAGTTTGCAGCTTCGATACGCTTCATCACCGATGTATGAAAAAAGGCATAGACCTGCCTGAGGCGGATCTGGTGATTGTTGATGAGGCTCATCTGTCAACATCAGAGTCAAGAATTGCCATCCTAGAGAGCTACCACAAGGGCGGCGCAATCATTCTGGGGCTTACGGCAACTCCGGCTAGGGCTGGCGGGTTGGGACTAGGTATATTCTACGATGACCTTTGCCTTTCTCCGCTATCCGTGAAGGAAATGACCGAGCAGGGTTATCTCTGTCCTGTTAAATACTATGCCGCAGATGAGCCTGACCTGTCTGGTGTTAGCATCGGTAAGACTAGCGGAGATTATAACGAGAAGCAGTTAGCGAAAGTTATGGACGATCCTAAATTGATTGGTGGGATTGTCCACAACTGGAAGAGGCTTGCTGATGGAATGCAGACTGTTGTGTTTTGCGTGAATAAGGCTCATAGCCGTCATGTCTGCGAGGAGTTTCTTGCCGCCGGAATACCTGCAGAGCACATGGACAGCGATACCGAGACCGATGACAGGAAAGACATTCTTGGTCGAGTTTCGAGCGGAGAAACAATGGTGTTGTGCAATGTTTATATTGCCAGCTACGGATTAGACATTCCATCACTACAGGTCGCTGTTGTTGCTCAGCCAACAAAGAGTTTGGTTCGATACATGCAGACCGTAGGAAGGGTTCTACGGCCTCATGACAGCAAGGATCTAGCCTATGTTATTGATCATGCCGGAGTCGTCATGGAGCACGGCTTCGTTGATGACGAAATGCCTTGGACGCTGGACGCAGAGGTAAGTATTACTGACCTTAAGAAGAAAAAAGACGGTGAAAACAAGGAGCCTGCTGAGATTAAGTGCGGTGATTGCGGTCATGTATTTAAGGCTCAGCGCAAATGCCCTATGTGTGATCACGAATCAGTGCCGAGGGGCGCAGATATACCGGTCAAGGAAGCTAACTTGGTTGAGATAGTGAGAACCGAGGATGCTGACTCAAAGGCTTGGAACAAGAAAACACCGGTGGATGAGAAAGCAGCCTTTTATGGAATGATGAAGGCTTGGTGTGAGTCAAAAGGAATGAAGTCAGGAGCCGCAGCTCACAAATACAGAGAGCGAACTGGAGTATGGCCGAACCTCCCAGAAATTAAGAACCATCCAGAGATTGCTCCAGACGCGAATTTCAAAAAGTACATTCAACATTTGAATATTAGAAAAGCGAAATCAAATTATTCAGGAGCTAGATCATGAAAACAGCAATGGCGGTGGTAGGTAAGTGGCCCAGCATTCTTCCCATGTTGGGCGTTGATCAGGAGCTTCTGTCAGGAAAGCATGTTGATTGCCCTCTATGCGATAGAAAGAAAGATTTTAGGTTTGATGATAACGAGGGCGCTGGAACTTGGATATGTGTGTGCGGCGGCGGTAATGGGTGGTCACTTCTAAACGAACTGAAAGGCTGGGATTTTCGGACTGCTGCCAGAGAGGTTGACAAGGTTATCGGAAATGCTAAATCGGTTGAGATAGTCAAAGTCGATGATACCCAAAAGCGCAAGAATCGATTGAACAAAATGTACAAGAGATCCACTCCCGCAGAAACATCCGATCATGTCCTGAGCTATTTGAAGCATAGAGGCCTAACCGTCAAAACTCTGGCTCAGATAAGCCCAAGATTAAGGGTGGTTGAGTCGCTTGATTATTACGAAGACGGGCAGGTGGCCGGCACGTTTGACTCTATGGTTTCCTTAGTCACTCAGAACGGCAAGGCGGTTACTTTGCATGTTACATATTTAGATGAGGGTGACAAGGCCAACATTGAGTCATCGAGGAAGATATTGCCTACGCTTGAGAAGCTGTCAGGTGCTGCCTGTGAGCTTTTTGAATTTAGTGATGAGCTTGGTGTTGCTGAAGGGGTAGAGACGGCCTTATCCGCATTTGAGCTGTTCAATGTGCCGACATGGGCCTGCATCAACTCAGGGAATATGGAAGGCTTTAAGGTTCCCGAGGGTGTTACCAAATTTCACATATTTGGCGATTCAGACGCTGGCTTTACTGGGCAGGCATCAGCCTTTTCATTGGCTAAGAAAACGGTAGAAGCTGCCAGACGAGCCAGAAGAAAACTTGAGGTAACAGTCCACATCCCAGACTTCGTTAAGGGCAGAAAGAGCACAGACTGGAACGATGTTTTGCGTGAAAGCCGCTTAATTTAGTGCATAAATTAAAAGATCCAAACTTCATTATTAACCCATCAACTAAATCAGCATCAAGAGAAAATCAAATGAACAAAGCCAACGGTGAAACGGCTTCTGGAGACGACTTTCAATCAGTCGCATTCCAAATGTCCGGAAGGAAAAACCCAAACAATACTTGGGTTGAGAATAAACAAATGGGGCCTGACTGTATTTTCGAGGACTCTGAATGCTTGGAAATATACGAGCAGTCTCTACTAACAAGCGTTTCGGAAACTGTTGCTGCCGTAGTTGAAGATGAATGCGTTTGTGATAGCACAGTCAGAAACGCCTTAGCGCGTGGGAAATTGTTTTATGAGGCTGGTGGATTATGAGTGGTCAAACTGCAATGGACTTGGGCTGCGAAGATAAGCCCCAAGAGGATCACACGATCCGCCCAAGATTCTTAGCCAAGGCGATCATCGATGTTGTCGCGTCAATGATATTAAAAGTTCCTAAGCAATTCAGAACAACCGTAATAACTATGGTCTACATGGCTTTAGCTAAGGCATACGAGAAAGGTGACATGGCTCACCAGAACAGAGACTCAAAGGGAGCGATAAAGCGATGATACGTTATCAGCAAATGGACGCAGTTTGGCCGACCATAGAGGTAAGTAAATCTTGCCTAATAGATCGGCACATGGAGGAAATGGATAGAATTTCCTCGGAAAGAAAGTCTTTCAACGCATTGAAGAATGCCGCCAAGTTAGAGAAGGCAAAAGCCAATCCTGATGAGATTATGAATGCGGTAAATCAAATGAGTATTTTCAATTACTCAAATGAGAATTCTGGATTTCATGGCAGGGCAATTAGAGATCCCGATTGCATAGACTGGACTTTGGCAATGCTTTTGCTTACTCGATACGGTGGATTCACCATCACTGGTCTGGCAGAGACTCTGGCCGTCAGCAGAGACCATTTGGAAGGGGTGGCTATAGGAAAGATAAACAAGCCAAGGGATCACGCAATAGCCCAGTTGTCGGAATGGATAGCGCAGTATGTTGCTCCGTCACAGCTCCGCATGGTGATTGTGTGAATAAAACCGAAAAAGGCAGATGCGCCAAGACCCATGTTGTTTGCGTTATATCAACACCATCGGGCCACGTTTTCAAAGGAACTAACTGGTGCGCCAACCCACAAGAGGTTTGCCCTAGATCGGCGGGAGAGGGGTACGACAAATGTAAGTCTATCTGCAAGCAGGAAGGTCATGCCGAGGTGGACGCTCTTAAGTTGGCCGGTGATAAGGCTAGGGGAGCAAGCGCAGTCCTGACGGGCCATAGCTACGCATGCCAGAGCTGTCAGGAAGCCTTGTTTGGTGCTGGGATATCTTCGCTTCATGTGGAGCAAGCGAAATGAGCGATAAGAACGAGCAAATAACACACAGCAAAACTGACAGGCAGAACTTATCTTCACTGATCTTGTCTTTGCCTGATGCAGTTTATTCGTTTAGCTGGAAAAAGGTGGTTAAGACCAGAACGTTAGCTCAAAACAAGGCGATACATAAGTATTGCTCCTTGCTTGCAGAATCGCTAAATGCTGCAGGCTGGAGTTATTGGCAGGTAATGAACAGGCAGGCGAACAAAACAATAGACCAGCTGCGCAAAGAGCTGGTGGGTCACGGGCATACGCAAGAAGAGGTGGCTATAGCAGAGCAGACTCTGGACGCAATAGAGAAATCTTTAACTAAATCGGAGGTTAGCTGGAACACAA